CATTACTTACCATTGATGAAGCGTGTCATGGTATAAATGGTGATCATTATATTAAAGGTTTGAATCGTAGTCATGGTTCTGGTTATTTTTGGACTGGTATTGCCAATGGAAAAGTTGGTAAAACTAGATGGCTTGGTGAAAACGAAACCAAGTTTGTTGATGAAAAATTGAAATTAGCTGTCTCCCAGCGCTTTGAGGCGGCGAAGAATAATGTTATGATTGGTCACGTTTATATGGACCACTTAAAAGATGAACGTCGGCCATTGGCAAAAATTGAAACTGCTTCAACACGTATCATGTCATCGGCCCAGCTCGACTTTGTGGTTGCGGTTCGTATGATGTTTGGTGCGTTTGTTGCCCATGTGGTTAGCCATTACAATTTTGCTGAGTGTTGTGTGGGTATCAATCCTGATTCAGATGATTGGGATTTGATGGCCCGGCAGTTCTTGGCTCATGGAAATATCATAGATCTCGATTTTGAGAAATATGATGGATCATTGCTACCACCAGTTTTCTTCTGGATGTTAGAGTTCATTAATGATTGGTATGATGACGGTGATGAGAATGCGCACATTAGGTGGGTTTTCCTACAGGATATGGTCTTTGCTATTCGTATGTGTAATGGTATTGTTTACCAGTCATCGCATGGTAATCCTAGTGGTCAACCTCTTACCACAATGTTCAATAGCATTTTTAATTCTACTATAACGCTCTATTCGATGTGTCTGTGTTTTGATAATCCATCGTTAGCAATCGCATCTTCACACCAATGGAGTAAGGTTGTTAACTTTGGTGACGATGTTGTTATCGGTGTTTCTAACACAGTTAGCGACGTTGTCAAACCATATCGAATGATAGAGAATTATGCTTCTATTGGCATGAAAGCCACGGCTGCTGATAAAGTCGGTAAGGTTTCTGATTGGAAAAAACTAACCGACTGCACATTTCTTAAGCATGGATTTCGTTACGATAAAGAGATCGGGAGATGGGTTGGACCCCTCGACCTATCAGTGATAATGGAGATGGTTAACTGGACACATGATGGCGCGAGCATAAGTGTTACTAGTGACATTGTTAATACGGCGATAAGGCTGTTAGTTCCTCATGGTCGTGGTGTTTTTAATACTCGAACCAAGCAAATCTTGAGAGCTATACGATCTGTGGATTCGAAGATAATAGTCGAAACTGTGGATTATGATAGTTTACTAGCTTCACGTCTCACGTGTGGTATAGGTGCTTATTATGCGTTGCTCGATAAAACGAGTGATGGGAATCTGGGACTGGCAGTCGCTCAATTCGGACTTCCGAGCGAACGCCCAATCTCAGTCGGTCGCAAGACTGGGGGGACCCGTAAAGGGAGTGGTTTTCCTCCTCATATAATGCCACAGAAGTCTGCTTTTCATGGTGGCAGTAGTTCAACCACCAGCGTTAGTAAACGACGAACTA